CCGACGCGACGCTACTATTAGTATGGAAGCCAAATGGCAAACAATCGAAGAATTTAACGCTGGACTACTCCACAAAAAAGACGTGACGCAAATGCCTGGCGGTGCTTTGATTTTAGGTTCTAAAAATGTAGTTCTAAACGACGGCGACCGAATTACCGTGCGCAAAGGAAGTGAATTATTTGGTGCGTCCAGCTCGACTCAAACGCCGATTAAAAGCATGTACACCTTTAAGAAGCGCGATGGCTCGGAGATTATGATGCGTTCTTATGGGACGGTTTTGGAGTATTATCACCCTGATACTGCCGCCTGGACTAATCTTTACAGCGGTTATACCACCGGACAAATTTTTGGCTTTGCTGATCATAATGTAAATACTGATAACAGCGACTTTGTTTATTTCTGTAATGCTATTGAACCTTATTCAAGATGGAATGGTGCTTATACGATGTTGAATGGAGCATTATCTGGTGGAGAAACCGAAGTAGTAGTTGATGGTGTTTTAACAGAAGATGTTTTTTATTCTGGAACAGCATCAGTTTGTTCGACCACAACGATTGACATAGCGACATCAAGCTGGGCAACTGATGTTTGGAATGATGATTTTTATGTCCTTATTACTGACGGAGCTCAAATAAATGTTATTGCAAATATCACCGATACCACAACAACACGGATTACATTTGATACAATTACTGGACTTTCAGGAACTCCGACATTTCAAATTAGAAAATTAAAATTTTCGGGTTCAGGTAACTTACGAATTGGAACGACTACCGTTTCTTATACAGGATTTGACGATCAATATACTTTCAGCGGTTGTGGCAGTGTTCCGGCTGCTTTAGACAATGCGGCAGTTTGTCAGTCAATAACGGAATATCCGGCTAATCCGAGGGGGAATGTTTTAATGACCCTCCATACTCGAGTTTATATTGCTAATATAACTGGACAAGAAAGCACTTTATATTATTCGACTATTGCTGATGCGACTGATTTCACATATTTATCACCCAGAAGTGCTGATGAGGGTGGTGTTATTGATACACCTGAAGGCGGCGGTGGAATTATTGGTTTAGGTAAACAAGAAGATGTTATTTATATCATTAAAGAAGATCTGGTTAAGACTTTGACATTCACGCAAGATGCGACTGATTTACCACAAATTTATCCATTAATTGATGCCCCTGGCGTTGGTGCGGTTACTGGATTGTCAGTTTTCAAAGTGGATAATGCTTTGATTTATGTTTCTAAGGAAGGCGGTGTAAAAGAAGTGTCTCGTGTTTCCGTAGTTGATTACGCTGAACCAAAACAAATCAGTGATCCAATTGTAAATTTAGTAAATGATTTGGTATTTGATGCCTCCGCTGGGTTTTTCTTTAAGCAGAAGATGTATATTACTTGTCGAGAAAGTGACAGTTCATATAACAATGTTATTTTAACCTATAACTTCCAAAAGAAAGCATGGGAAGCTCCAATTTATGGTTGGGGAGCAAATTGTTTTACTATTTACGGAAATAAATTGTATTTTGGATCTTCAACTACACCTGAAGTTTATAAAGCAGAAATTGATACCTATACAGACAATGAAGTTGGTTATCAAGCGGTAGCGCGATTCAGTTATAACAATTTTGGCTCGGCAACCAATCCAAAGGAGTTTGGAATGTTGTTTCTTGAAGGTTATATCTCAGAAAGCACGACAATCAATATCAAATTACGCTATAATTATCTGGGGACGCAAGAAATTCGTGAATCGAGTTTAGCTGGTACCGAGACCGATTATATCGTAAAAGCGTCAACAGAAAATATTTTAGGTAATGAAGTTTTGGGTATTAATCCGTTAGGTTTACCGATAAATGAAGAAGACGTTCCAAATGAATTGCAGAAGTTTCGGGTGTATTTTACAACACCAAATGTCCCATTCTACGAAGTAAGTTTGGAAGTTTCATCAGATGAAGCTGGAAGTCGATGGGAGATTCTACGCTTTGGCTATGATGTAAAACTTTTGCCTACTCCGGTTGTAAATAATAAAAAAGCACTAAAATAACTATTATGTCAGATTCGCGTCTATTTACGGCCTGCAAACCGACTCGTTTAACGGCTAATGTTTCTTCCACTGCCACTTCAGTCGTGGTAGCAGCGGTTGAGGATATTTACGGCAATACTTTAACTATGACCGACTTCGGTGATGAAGTTTGGGGTATTTTTGAGCCAAACTCATCATCTAATCGTGAGTTTTTTCGATTGACCGGTATCAGTTCTACTACATTAACTGTAGAGCGTGGTATTGCAGCTAAATCGCCTTATGCAGCAGTTACGGCTAACCGCAAAGCGCATGCTGCTGGGACTCAGATTATTCTAATGACTAATGCGCCTGCTTTTTATAATGATTTACTTGGCAAAGATAATGATGAGACAATTACTGGTGTCTTTACTTTCACTGATCCAAATATTCCTGAAATGGACAGTTATTCTGCCCCTACAGATGATACGCAATTGGCTACTAAAAAGTATGTAGACGACACAGCAACCGGAACGACAAACGTTGATAAACTGATTATTGCTGGAACTGCTGGTGAGACCGTAGCTGCTGGTGAGGTAGTTTACATGGATACGACCGATAATGAATGGAAATTAGCGGATGCTTCTGCTACTGGAACTTGTGAAAATGTGCTTCTGGGTATTGCCCAGGGTGCCGGAACTAATGGAGTAGCAATTTCCGGTGGTGTATTGCTATTCGGTCGTGATGACAACCAATCTGGGTTGGCTCAAGGTGATTTAATCTACATTTCCGATACGGCCGGAACTTTAGCGGCTTCGGCCGGAACACTAACAGTGTGTGTGGGTGCAGCGATTGACGCGGATTCTATCTACTTCGCCCCAACGCACTTCTTAAGTGCTAACAAGGCGGCTACCAAGACCTTGATTGACGCAATTACGGCTAGTGCAGCTGAGATTAACCAGTTGGATAATGCGACTATTACTGCGGCTCAACTTACTGAGGCTGGGACTTTCTTTGGCTCAACTGACATTAGTGCGGCTGAGGCGGAGACATTGACAGATGGGTCGCTTGCGGATTCTTTGCACGGTCATAATTTATTCGAACAAATAGAAACAGAACAATTAGCTCTTACTAAAGTCACTTGTGCTCCTGGGTCACTGAGAAATGGAACTGAAAACATTACCACTGGATCGATCTACCACGTTCTAGTTTGGACACTGTTTGAAACGACCGCAAATACTGGCAGTGATGTTATTTTGGGAATAGGAATCGCGGGTGACCTTAATCTATCGGCAATTACTGACATTAGATGGGATAATGATTTAGAAATCACTTTTACGGCCGAAATTGATGTATTAACAAATCAAGATATTTTCTTCGGTTTTTATAGTGGTGTTCCAGCTGCTATTCCCGCTAATGCCACCGACACCACAAGGCATGCTGGATTCTATATCGCTGATGGAACTATTTATGCTTCCCAAGCTAATAATACAACACAAGAAAAAACAGATATTTCTGCGGGTCTAACTTTGACAAATCAAAATGTTTATAAAATCGTATTTACAGCAGGGAGTGATACAAAATTTTATATAAACGGAACCTTAAAAGCTACTTTAAGCACCGATCAACCGACGGGAATTTCAACAAGTCCTGTTCCTGTTTGGGGTGTCACGACGGTAGCAGATGAACGTAAAGGTTTTGTAATTCATAATAATTGGGCTTTGAGAGCCGAAGTTTAATTTTCTAATTTATGCCCGATCAACCAATTGAATCACCTGAAGCGACAATGGCCCGCATTCAAAGCGAGGTAGCGGCCAAAGCTGGAATGCAAGAGACCCAGCAAGAAACCTTGTCTAATGTTCTCAAATCCCCTGAAGAAGGTGGATCAAATATTGGTTTACCGGCAGGAACTGATGTCCCGAAAGCTCTTGAAGCTAATCCGGCTACTAGACAGCTAATTGAAGAAGCCATAGCTATCCAAACCGGCAAAAAGACTCAAACATCTGAAACTGCCAGAGAAGCTCTTGATGAATCACAAAAGATTATTGATCAAGACCGATTGGATTATCAACCTTATAACGGTCAGATTAAAGAGCGGACACAAAAATATCCTCAAGGTGAAGCAATCAG